CGGCCCGGTACCGGCCGCAAAGGCCGCCGTGGCGTTCGTGATATCGATGCCGTCCGCCTGCGCGCACAGCAAAGAATTGGTCGGAGAATCGGTAACCAGCTGATCGAGCGTATTCGCCGCTGCAGCCGTGGTCAGCCGTGACGCCGGAATCGATCCGCTGTGCACCGTTGTGGTTGCCGTGTGGTACTGAAACGTGATGACGCCGCCGCCCGTAAAGGCCGTGGCCGTCCGCTTCATCTCGAACAGAATGCGCGTCGGGACAATCGCGAACCCGGCAGCCGGAGCCGCCAGAACTGAAACCGGAGCCCCGTTCATCGCGATCAGGTTGGCCGCGGTCAGAGTGACCTGGACCTTCTTGCTCACCACGCTGACAACGCCCTGGCCCGCCGTATTTCCGGCATTATCGATCGAATAGATGACCGTGCCGTCCGGCTTGCTGATCTGAAACGCATTGGCCGTCTGAGCGGTCGGAATCTGAATGTCGACCCCGACGTCCCCGCCGGCACCCACCTTCAGTGGATCGTTGCCTGAACTACCCGCGCCCCGCAGCGTAACATCTACTCCGCCGAGGAACCGCGTCCGCTTCTGTCTGTCTCCGCGCTGTGCCATCTAACCGTTACTCCTTTTCGGATGTGGGGTAGGCGCTCGCGCCTGCCCGCTCTTAGCTCGAGGGAACACCATACACGCCGTAAAAGCCGTTGTATCCGACGCTGAAACGCATCCAGCCCGCGGTCTTCACAGAGCGCGAATCGAAGTCGATGTCATGCACCGTGTTGAACTGCTCGCGCCAGTAAAACCGGATTTCGGTGTCTTCCTTGTCCGCTTCCAAAAACCAGGCGTCCGGGTCCGTCAGGTAATCCCACACCATCCACGAATCGAACGAAGGCATCCCGGAGCGCCGCCGGAACGCATTGATCGTCCGGTTGGCTGTGTCCGGGCGATCCGCTCCGCCCAGCAACTCCGCCGCCACGAATTCGAGGTTCGGGGGAACGATCATCTTCTTGGTCGGGATGCGCTGTTTCTTCCCGCGATGGTCAACCGTGGTGCGCATATCGCGCAGCGCCAGCTGAATCGAAGTCACATCGGGATCGGTGGCCACCGCCGCGCGGTTGGTCTGCGTTGCGCCGTTGATCAGCGGATGCGCCGTGCTGAACAGCGTTACGCCGTCCGGCCCGTTCGTCCCCGTGAAACCGGTGTTAAACACCGAGGCCGCGGTAACTTCCTTGGTCTCTGAGGCGCTTCGGCCGAGTTCGGTCGAGAGCTTTTTCACCACGGCGAATCGGTCGTCGTCCATCGCCACCTTGGTGACGCGGAAGCCCAGTGAATACTGACCGTGGACGTAAGTCTTGTTGAAGGCGGGCAAAGCTTCGTCGTACCGCGTGGTGTCGCCTTCGGGCACCACCGCAAACTGGCCGAAGCCGGTTATTTCGGTGGTCTGCTCGATCGAGCGCGTCGACGTTTCCATGCGGAACACGTCGCTGAACTCTTCGGGGAAGCGCGCGTACTTCGTCTGCACCACTTCGTCGATCGCCGGAAGCATCGACTGGAGGTAGAGATCGGGGAACAGTGTGCGTATGAACATCAAGGGCTCCTGGCGTTATCTGACTTAGACCCCAGCGGTCTGCAAACCGAACTGGTGCTTGTTGATCGTGACTTCGAGGATTGCGGAATCCCCTTCGAGATTGGGCGAGATGGCCGACACCCGCAGAATGCGCAGATCGAGGCTCGAAGTCGTCGCGATGGTCGCGCCGTCCACTGCGAGCTTGCTCATGCGCGTCGAGGTCGAGCCCGCCGACGTCTGGCTCACGTTGGCGTTCTTGCCCACATGCGAGCTGGTGCTGACGGTCGTGCCCGTCTTGCACTGCGCCATGTAAATGACATCCACTTCGTCCGTAACGGGATGAACCGTCAGCGTCGAAGCCGCGCCGTAGGCCAGACTTGCGCCCATCAGCAGCGTGGTGCCAGGCGTCGCCTGATAGCCGGTCTGGATGGTGGGCAGATTGATGGCCGGGACCGCTTCTGGTAACGCTACCGCGCCGGTCACCTTGATCACCAGATCGAACGCAAACAGCGCATTCGAATCGCTGGCGGGTTTGCCGTACTCAGTCACTGAGAACGGCGATCCGCCCGCGCGGATGATCGGCCGGAAGCCGAACGGATTGTTGGGGTTTGGCATTTTTCGTTATCCTTCTCGTTCCACAGTGAAGCCCGTCGCGCGCTCCCGGCCCAGATAGGATGCCGTCATGCGTTCGTCTTCGAGATCGCCGGCAGCGTCCGAACGGATTCGTTCGCCCCGGCCCAAAACTGAAAGTCCGTTGCGTCCGCCAATAGCGCGGTCCGCCACATCCTCATACGCTTCGCCCATGCCGCGGACGTCGTCTTCGGACTCCCTGGCGTAGTGGCGCCTGCGCGCTTCCGCCATGCGGATGGGGATTTCGCCCATGATGAGCGTGCCCACCTTCACCGGGTCGCCGCGCTCGTCTTTGACGATCACGTAACCGCGCAGTCCCAGCACGCCGATACAGCGCTCGGACAGAAATTTGGGAGCCATGCCAGGCGTGCCGTAGCGGGCCACAGCCTCTTCCATCGGACGCGCAAAGATCATGGCGTCGGTCCGATCCGCTTCTATCTCCACGGTGCGCGTGGGGATCCTCATGATACGCTTGCGAAATTCGTTCGCGACGTTCTCTTTGCCGAAGCGCGCGATCGCCGCCCGAATTCCCATCTGCATGATCGGGTCGGAGACTGCTTTGTCTTCCTTCAGCAGGATGGCTTCGGAGGTAGCGTTCGCGTACTGTTCGAGGCCGATGTTCTCGATCGAGGCCTTCATTGCCGGGCACGAAATCAAAAGCGGATCCGGGCCGTAGAGAATACGCGTCACCGTTGGAATCGCATCGCCGAACGTCTTGCGGTCCCATTCATCGCGGAGAAAATCGGCGGCGTTATCGGCCTGTGATTCCGGGTCTTTGAGGTCCAGACCGAGATCCGTGGCGAACACCGCTTCGTTCTCCTTCACGTCAATGCGCGCTTTGCGGTCCGCCAGAACGCGCTCATTCGCCAGCGAGGCGGGATCGGTCGGTTTCCGTTTATGACTGCGGGGTGGTGCGGTTGACATTAACTGAGGCCTTTCATCTTCACGCCGGATTTGGCGCGTTTGCTGTAAGCCTCTTCAGAAATCCCCATCGCTAACGCGATGTGTTTCTGCTGCGGGGAGAGTTCGTCATCGCCCTCTTCGGCTGCAGCCGGGCCTCGCCGTTCGCCTCCGCCCTGCGCCGCAATGCGGGCCAGACGGGCGGTTTCCTTCTCCGCTTTGGTGGGCTCAGAGCCCGCGGGCTTGATCTTGCCCGAGCGCATCAGGTCCAGTTCGGCCTTGTCGGCCGCCAGTTCCATCGCGACGGACTGCGGAGTTCCGGCTTTCACCAGTTCGCCGTAATGCACAGCGGTGGCCCTGAAAAAGTCGCTGTTTTTGACCTTGAGGTCGGGGAACCTCTGAATCAGTTCCTGTTCCTTCGTCAGCGACGTGGCTCGCTGGTTGATGAGGGTCTCGACCTCACCGCGCTTCATGAAGCCGCGTTTCTCAGCGAGAGCGTCGAAGCCCTTCGCTCCGCCAGTCGTGATCGCTTCGAGCACGTCGGTATCGTCTTCCGGATCGGCAACGGCAGCTTTCGCCGGCGCAGCAGTTTTCGCCTTATCCGCCCAGTACTGCGCGGTTCGCTGGCCCTCGGCTACCTGTTCCTTCAGCTCATCGATCTGCGCCTGAAAGGCAGCAGCGGCAACGGGATCGGCTACTACGGGGATTTCGGGATCGGTCATTCGGACTCCGATGTGGGGTAGGCGCTCGCGCCTGCCCGGTCCGGTGCTTCTGCAGCCGGTACGGGCGCCGGCATGAAGAGATCGCGAAGCTTGTCCGCGTCTGCGCCTTCAGCCGAAACGCAGTTTCCGCCGATGTGAACCTGCACCACGCCGTCCGCCTGCCGGAAATCGACAAACGAAACCTGCAGCGCGTTGATCGCAACGCCCGCCACAACGAAAAAGCAGTCTTCCGTGAAAGATTTCATAGTTTCAGAGCGAGCTCCGAAGCGGGCAACGCGGCAGAGTCAGACCACGGCGGCACATACGGCCGCACGCAAAAATGAACCCGTCGATTCCCGTACTTCGGAACTTCACAGCGGGCTATTCGACGAGCGTTGGGAAGAGAATTTAAAAAATGATCGGCCTACATTCGGAGCGATGCGCCGAAGGCAGTTCCCTTGTAAAGGTCAGATCGCTTCGAGACGTAGGGCCGAACGCAGGCCCGGCACAAAACCTGGTAAATACCATCGCGCGGCACGACGTACAGCCGAACGTTTTCCCCCGGTTCCCGGTCCCTCAGCAATTCCCAGCTCGCTCCGCAGCCCTGACAACCCGGGATCGCGTGCCCCGCCAGAAACTCAATCGCTTTGTTGTGCCAGTCGAGGCACGAATCGCAGATGCGCTGCGCGCCCGTGACCTGGTGTGTCTGCCAGGCCGGGCGCTGACGTGAGCAGTAATGGCACTTTACGGCCAGAACGTCCCGGACGTTCATGCAGCCTTAATCGGAGCGGGACCGGGAGCGGGAACGAACGCCTGCACTGCCGCGGTGACGGCGGGAGTGCCGGTAACCGGATGCGAAAGGACGTAAGCGAGCCCGCCAGCAATGGCGGTAGCGCCCGCCGAGACTCCCACGGTCTGGAGACTGCCGCCGGCATCGCCCGCGGAGGCCGCGCCTTTGGCTGCTGCATTGATCGCGGCTGCAAACAGCCCCTGCAAAAACGTTTTGAACATGCAGAGCTATTCGACCCGATCGACGTGCCTCACCACGCGGTCGGCCGCCGCGCTAAGCTGAGCGCTGTTGGCCCGGGTGAGATCCGCATTCTCTGCCAGCCCCGCCGTCACCACAGCCCGCTGTGTGGTTGCCAGCGTACGGTCATCCATCTCAAAACGATGCCGCTGTTCTTCCCGCTGCCGTTCGGACCTGGCCCGCAGAAACTGCGTAAGGATGCCGGTCGCAGACGTGATGACAAGCGCCCATATAGCCGTATCGTGCTGGGCCGGATCGACGCCGGTCACGAGCAGCGTCACCGAACCTCCGAGCGCCGCGCCATGCAGTGCAGAGGCGATCATCGCTTCTGAGCCTCGATCTCTTTGAGAATCTGCGCGGGCAGAGCCAGCACCACGCGGAGCGCCGCCGCCGCCCCCTGATGCTTGCGCAGTTCTTTCGTGATGTCGGCGGTAGCGCACCCGTCAATCTGCCGGTCCCGCTCCTTCTCGATGCGCTCGCGAAAAATCGCAAACGGAGGCGAAGCGATCATCTCGCGGAAACGCTCCGCATCCAGGTGGTCCAGACGATTCGTAACAACGGCCTTATTTTCCATTTCGCCTTTTCTTCACCGGCGCCATAATCAGCTTCGCCGGCATCCCGCGCACCATCCGGTCCAGATGCCGGATGCACGCCTGGTGATACTCGATTGAGCCTCTGACGGCCCAGTCACGCTCGGATGCAGGCGTTGCCTCGCATACCTCAAGGACCGTCCGGTGCTTCGCCATCCGGTCCCACGCATCGCCGCCGCCGCACATGCGCCTAACAGCCGGAGTTGGAAGGCGGTAACATCTTGCCGGGCGCAGGCATCGCCTTTGGCGGCGCTTTCGGGGCGGGCGCTGCTTTGCCCATGCCGCCGCGCGCGCTCATCATGTCGTTAAAGTGTGGAGTGCTGCCGTTCTTAGCCATATGCGGACCTATTCGACGGAGTGGCCAGGACACGCGGGCCTTCCCGCCCTGCCGTGCCGCCGCCGCCACCCGCACGGGATCGAGCGACGACGGAGGAGACAGCGGGAGCCCTACGACCTTCGCGATGTCCTCCAGCTTCTGCCGGGCCCACACGGATCTGCGGCTGTACCATCGCCACGCCTGCTTCCAGACCTTCGGCTTCTTACGTGCCGGGCAGGAACTCATAGTCGCAGACAACGGAATCCCCCGAAAACCAGAACTGCGATGAGATCTGTTTGCCGGACAGGACATAATCCGGAACGATGACCGTCCCCGGCGTTGAACCCGGAAATGATACCGGCGCCTGCACCAGACCGTTACGGGAGCAGGACACCCCGAAGGCCGGATTATGCGAGAGCGTCCAGCCCGCGGCAGCATACACGGGAGCTTCGCCGCGGACCGGCGTCCAGTTGCCGGCAGGACCGGCGGCCGGAAGGGTCACGGCGCCGTGGATACCTCCCGACGCATCGATAGTACTGACCACGGGAACCGTGACAGGATCCTGAGCAAGCGCCATCAGCGCGACGAAAGCGAGAGCGAACAGAAATTTGGGGAATGCAGGGTTTGGCATACCCCGGACCATTCGACGCGCTCAGTACTTCCCGCCATGCGTGATCGCGCTGTTGGCTTCCATGCGCGCCTGGCGGCACAAACGAATCGCGCTGGAGCGGTCCGGAGACGGCGGAGCGTTCGCCACGATCATCTTGACCGCCTGCACCAGCGCCTTGCGGATCGCCTTGCCCTTGTCGACCTGTTCGGGCGTCCAGGCGTGGTACTCGAAAGCGTCTTCGATGTCGAGCTCCACTTCGGGAGTCAGTTCTGTTGCGCGGCTAAAGTCCATGAGAGGCTATTCGCCGTCGATCATGTCCTTGATGTCTTCCCGCTGCATGAACCCGAGGCGCATGAGCGCGAATTCCATCAACCGCCCCGCGTCGGCGTGCCGCCCGCAGTTCAGGTTCTGCATCACCTGGTACGTTCCATCGCGCCTGCCAACGTAGCAGGCGATCTGCTCCACATCGCCGCTGTCGATCATCTCCGTAAGCTGAGCGACGATCCGCCGCGCCTCCGCGATCGCCACCGGATCGATCGGCGATTCCACTTCGGGCGCTGCGGGCGGTGTCTTCGGATCGCTATTGCTCATGACCTACTTCGGGATGCCCTGAATACAGGTTAGGCCCCGTCGCAGCCGGATTGCCCTTCGGCTCGCTAACCGCATCGTGCTTGCCCTTCGTCCTGCCCGCGCCAGCCCCAAATACGCCATTTGGGAAATTCAGCACCCCGCCCGGCTGACCCGCGGGCGTCCCCGCCGCCTGCGCCGCTCCGATATGCGCCACCGCCTGCTCAATCACGGCCTGCTGGAGCTTCTTCTGCTGCAGCTGCGCAATGTGCTGCATGTAATGCTCTTTGAGCGCCTCAACCGCCGCCGGATCCCGGTTCGGATCGCCCTGCGACGACTGGTAATCCTTGTAATGGCGCAACATGTGGACCTGATCGTTATCCATAGGGTTCACATGGACCTCTTCGCCTTCCTGCATCCGCGCCCACTCTTCGCGCGGATCGATCGAGATGTCGGCCGCCGGCGGCTCCGCCACCAGGTCGGCAAAGTTCGGATCGCCCAGAGCCTCATGCGCGTCACACGTCACCTGCCAGAGCGCCCGCGGATTGTGCACGATCAGCGGGTTCTGCAAGTCGAGCTGGTAGCGGGCGAGCGCCTGCTCCTTCTTGACTTCCTTGCTCCAGACCGAATTCGCGAACTTCAGCCGGAAGTCATAGCGCCCGTCCCGGTCCTCCAGAGTGATGGCGGCCGCGCCGTCCTTGACGGGGAACAAACCGTCCGCATCTGCCTCCGTGACGCGAAAAAACATCTCGGGCGGCGTAAACATATACTCCAGCGCCCAGAAATGTGACAACACCAGACTCATATCTTCCTGGAGCATCTTGGTGTCGAGCGAGATCCGGACGTTGCCCTCTTCGAGCAGCTTCACCGTCTGGATGCCCGTGCGCGGCGCGTTCGGGCGATCCGACTGACGCCCCATCTGCAGATCGCCCATGCCGGTGAGCTTCTCCCCGTACGCGAGCATCGTCTGCTCTTTCCAGGTAGTTGCCTCGATGTTGAAAGGCGTGCTCAGTACTTTGATGTCGCGCGAAGGATCGTCCAGCGGGATAAAGAGTGCGGGCTCCGCCTTGAACGTGTCGGGCGTGACGCCGGCAGCCGGGCGGTACCCATACATCGGCGTGGCCGCGAACTGCGCCGCTTCGGTCCCCAGGTTGTGATTGCCCTTCAGCTCGTCTTCGATCTCGCACAGCATTTCCGCCATGCCGGGAGACCAGTAAGTGCCGTCCTTGCACATGCTGGACTCAACGAACGGGCGCCGGTTCCGCATCGTCGGATAGAGCGCCTCGAGATCCTGCACGCCCACTACGATGTTCAGATCCCACAGATACTTGACCACGAAATCGCGCTGCCGCATCTCGCGTTTCGTGAAGTCGAGCGGGTCCCCGTCCTTCTTGCCGGACTTCAGCGGCCGCCATCGACCGTACCACTCGAGTATCGTGATCCATTCGCCCGACGACGCCGGACGGTCGTACATCACGCCCTCCGCCTCATCCGCCTCGCGCTTGATCTCTTCGCCTTCCGGATCGCGCTGCTGCCCGTTCTGCGCGTACGTCACGATGCGCTTCCAGTTTTCCTTGATCCCCTGGTAACGCCCTTCTTCCTCGCCCTTGAGCAAGTCATCGGGAGTGACCCGCACCCGCCGGATCACGAAACTGAACTCGTGGATCGTGTTGACGGCTTCCGCCGGCACAATGATGTCGTCAGGCCAGCAGGGCTCAAATCCCGGCCCGTCGTAGTCCACAACGTCCTTGCCAGCGACCTCGTACGTATCCCGCCGCCACGGGCTATACGCGATCGAGCGCCCAAAGATCAGCTTGCGCAAAACGAACACGCAGAACGGGTTCAGCAGCTTCATCGAATTGAAGACCCGCCACGTCATGTACTTCGAGATCTTCTTGTCTTTCCTGTAGTCGCTGGGCCCCACCGGAACGGCCACGATTTCGGCATCGTCGCCGAACAGTGAATCCATTTCCTTCGCCCACTTGGTGAAGATGTTCCAGCGGATGTAGGGCACCGGGACGTTCGAAGCGGTCTCTTCGCCCGCCGCGGGAGGATCGACGCGCGCCCGCCACCGCCGGTAATAATCGCGCCACAACCGGATGCGCCGGGTATGATCCTGGAGCGCCGCCCGGTAATCGAACACGACGCGGTTGCCGACGCGCGAAAGCTCTGCGGCCGGGAGTTTGAGTTGAAAATCCTGCTGATCCACTAAGGGGCAGTTCGACTTTGGGTTAAACTCTCATTCATGCGAGGAGTCCTCGGCTGTAATGCGGAT